TCAACAACGATATCACGACCTGTTTCAGGATGTGTAATATCACCGTAATCAGGATCTGCGATATATCCAAGTAGTTGTTCATATACTTGTTTACCGAATCCCCAATATTTGATACCCTCTCCTTCTTCACCACGAACTAAAACAGGAACAAATGTTCTCATCTTTGGTTCAAACTTTTTGGATTGGATATACGATTCACGATCACCTGTTTTTCGTAAATCTAATGCAAACTCATAAATCGGGTCTTGGTCACCAAACGACATAGGTGAAACAAAGTTCTTACCACCAAAATCATAATGGAAGTAAAGTTCGATGAATGGGTTAGATGGGTTATCCTTATATGGAAGGATACGAACTGTTTGTGTACCAGGAGTTGGTTTCCACAAAAGGTTCTGTCGTGTGTTTTTGTTTTGCAGCTTATCGAGTTTTGCCTTAATGGCAGAGATATCAAGAGACATAGTATGTTTCCTTATTTGTTAATTGTTATTTGTTATTGCTCAATTACTAATATACGAAGAATAACTACAAAGTCAAATTTCTATGATTGTATCTAACTTCGTCGGTATTTGTCGTAATCCGTAATCATCCGTTAATAATAACGAATTTCTGTACTTATTCCAATTTAATTGATGGGTGGTATCCATAACACCAACTTCTTCTAATATTGCTGTGTTTACAGCGTTGATTGTATAGAGTGTGTTGGTTTCTTTCTTCCGATGAACAAGGATTGTCCGTTCAGGTTTGATGGGATAGTGTTTTTTAATAATATTGTAAGTTAAGAACATCTCTCGTGGATTATCACCATTTCGTAAAACAAAGATACGATCATCTCTGAACTCATAGATGTTCTTTATATCTTGAATAGTTCTATGTAAAAACTTTTCGGTAGTAAAGGTGAGTAAGAGTTGTGAGTTCATTAATAAACTTGTTGATTTGCTTCTGAAAGTTTTTTAGCAAATCTATCATCCATTTGCATTTCAAATTTTATCTGGCCGCCATATCCTCTACCATCTTCTCTAATTCCAATTTTGGCAATAGGTATTACTTCATCACCGACCTTCGCTCTATAACCAAGAAATGGTGGGTTGCCTGATACCGCGACTAAACTTTCTTTTATCTTATCATAGTCAGATGTACCAAATATATTTTCCATCGTTTTTCTGTCAAGTGAATATTCACCGATTGCCATGGTTTCTTCACCATCAGATATTGACTTTAAGGGGAACTCTTCACGTATTGAATTTAACATACCCTCACGCATGTTTGAATTTTCAGTAATCGCTTTAACTGATTTTTCTACAAATTCCTCATGTGCTTTTTTATCTTGTTGTATTACTTTTTTAGCATCTTCATTTCCTTTAGATGCCATAACTTGTGCTATTGTAAATAATACTTTTTGTTTAGATCTACTATTACCCTGAAGTGCTTCTTCTAAACTAAGATTTTTACTATCTAATACTTTTTGTATTTTTTTACCATCTTCTGTTTTCAAAAAAGATTGAACTTCTTTTAAATTATCTTCTACAAAATTTATATTTCTTTGTCGTTGGTTGTCTCTGTATACATTTTGATTAATATCATCAGGTAAATTTTCATCCCACTTAGAAAACTCCCCTGCACCTGAATTCAAAAAGTTAACTTTTGTAGATTTTTTAAGTGAAACTTCATCTAAGATTTCTCGCCCATCTTCAGTTTTTATTTTAAAGTAAACATCAGTAGAAAATCCTTTGTTAGTTTTGTAATCGGAGAGGCCAAGTGCAGAAACGTCATCTTCTGTATCCCACGCGGCTGCTATGATTTCGGCATTAGGATATTCATTACGAATTCTATTCAATATTGCTTTTCTATTATTTACAGCAGATTTAACCCAACTTTTGTCAACCGATCGAGTTGAAGGTTTTTTCAACTTAGGATTTTCCGACACTAAATTATCAATATATGTATTAAGTGATTGTTCAAAATTTGATACTTCTTCATCTGACATTGTTGTCATCATCATAGTCATTAACTCTCCTGCTTGTGCAGAAATACGACCTGCACCACCCGGTAAATCACTATAATGTCCCCACTTAGCAGCCTCACCCTTCGGTTGTGTGTTCATAATTCTTTCAAACGCCGATAGATACTTTTTAGGGAATTTTGGATTGTTTGTTATACTATCAGGTAATTCATATGGAGGTGGTGGCGTGGGGTTTGCAAATTTCTCATTTTTCGACTGAAATTCCTGGTCACTTGGTTGAATTTCACTTGTAAAGGTGTCAGATTGTAATGTATCAACATCAGACAATGTTTTGTCTTTTCCAGCAATCACTCTTTTTTCACGATCTGTATCTGTTTTTACATCTGGTTCATCGGTGGATACTCCCTTTTCTGCTTTTGATGCAGCGTCATCACCAAATCTAACACTAACGTGTTTTCTGGCAATGTCATATACTTGTGGGTCTCTTTCTTTATATCCCAAGGCAGATTTTACTTTGATTTTCTTACCAGTTTTTGGATTTATAAAACTTTTATTGAGGATAGTTTCCATATCCTCTTCTTCAGTCAGAAATAAACTAGTGATAAACTGCCTGTATAAATTCATATCATAGATTTTTGTATAAGTATAAATATAAAGTTATGAGATATCCTTCATATTTTTATAGTCATTTCCATACTTTACAGAAACTTTGAGTTGGTTTTTCTCTAATATGGATTTGATGTCCGTTAAAACTGATTTAGGATCGTGTGGGGAATAATCAATTAAGAAGCTATCATATGTGTATAACACCATCTTACTCTTATATTCACGAAGATACTGATTAAGTTCTCTCAATTTCATAAAGTTGATTTCACTTTCCAAATTTTGTAGGAAGTAGTTAAACATTTTGGTTTTGTTCATGCCTTCCGTTGGAATTGTTCGTTTCAGTATTGGTGTAATCATATGGTCTTTACCCTCAAAGGTATCAATGAACTCATTGACTTTGGAAAAGAACTCAATATCTTTAACTTCCGTCATATCTCCATACAAATAGTAGAACGTTAGTTTCTTACTTTCTTCTAACTCTTCGTCCGTCAATTCATCTTTACCGAAGTATTGTTGTCCTAACCAATAGTGTGGTGAAATTCCCTCTGGTCGTTCGATCTTTAAGTAGTTGGATATCATAGTAGGGTGGAATGCTTCGTAGTCGTAGAGGAAGAGTTTGCCCCCCTCATAACGAGATGTGTAATGTGTTCGAGTATCATCACTTTTGTTGAGTGCAGCATAGTTGATTCCACCAAACCGATTGGATGGACGACCTGTTGTAGTGAATAAGTTGTATTGTGTGTATTGTAGTCCGTTATCTTTGTGGTAAATACCTGATTTTTCTATGTCTGCAAATGTTTCAATCACTTTTTCGTATTGTGGGTATGATTTCTCTAATGTAGATTCACGATACTGATAGAAGGTCTCGCAGATATCATTTTGTTCTACCCATTTATTGACTTCATCAAATAGTCGTGGAAGTGGTATAATGGTGTTGATGTTAGAAAACCTTTCCCACTTATGGTAATATTGTTGGAATAAATGTGGTTCACTGTATGTAAATCCTTTGTAATAGGTAATGAGTTGTAAGTCGTATAGTCCGTTGAGTTTGTTGGTATGGTGGATAAATGATTTCTTATCCCAAACATAGATGTTTTTATCTCTCATTATATTCTCAATATCAAATATCGTAATATCACCTGCTTTCTCACTATGATTGATTGGGATAATAAATCGATACCAACAATGTGTATCTAATATGTAGAGTGCACTGATTTCTTGTCGACAAGGATGAACTCTGTTGTCTTTGTAGATAGGAAATAGTATGAAATCAAATAACGAATCGACCTTCTCTTTGAGAATCTCTTTATCGTCTATAATATGTGTTTCAGACACCTTGATATAACTGAAGTGGGTTGACTATTAGGTTTTTGATTCCGTTGATTTTTTGTTCTGCTTTATCTAACTCTTTTTGGTTAGATGATCGAACAAAATCTTCGGTTCCCCTAATATACCACTTTATAATCACTTTTTCAAAATATGGGTTGTCTTTGTATCTGTTGTAATCTCGTTGGGATACTTCTGTAAACTTTCCATCGTATCGTCGGACAATATATCGTCGTAAAGAATCACCACTTAAGTTGTATTCAATCTTTTGAAACCGAACTTCTGGTAATGGTTGTTTTGGTATGTTTACACTCATTCTGAATCTCCATCATCTTCACTTGGTTTAACTCTAAATCGAGCACCAAGTTCTGTTGTCCAATTATCACGAGTTAATGTATGAGTTACTGAATAAATGACAAATTCACCTCTGTTATCATATACCGATGTAATACCTTTGGTTTTGAAAAACTCAAGTGGTTGAAATCCACCTAATCCAGGAAACTGAATGCTGATACCTGTTTCTGCTATTGGTGTAAACTTTGATGAACAAGGTTTGGGTTTTTCTTCTTTATCTGCTTTTTTCTCATCCGAATCAATAGCATCAAAATATAGATCTTTTTTATTATCTATGAGTTCTGCAGTTTCACCGCCCACAAGGTTCAAGAATCCACCAATATCATTTGAACCTGATTCAAAAGTTGCTATTTGTTCTGATTTATCATCAGGTAATCTACCTTTGTAAACACCAGTAGCTGCATTGACCGATAAACTACCTACTTCAATCCCCTGTTGTAAATCTTCAAAATTAAATACTTGTTCTAAATTAGATGATTTTACTAAATTTACAGTAAGATATTTTGTAGGGTCATCTTGATATACTTGACCTACAAAGCTTCCACTGGTAAATGTAGGGTCATTCGGTTGTTTTTTTGTTTTGGATTCTTTTGATGTTTCAATAGATTTAACTATTTCTTTAACTTTTTCATTTCTATAATCAGTTAATTGTATATTATTTTCTTGGTTTTCAAATAACATTAAAGAAAACTTTTTACCTGATTCATCATTGCTTCCAGCAGAAATACTATTAGCATAAACTTGGTCTTGAAATAACCCATCTAATGCGAAATCAAAATTTAAATTGGTTACAATACTTTCTTTTTGATTAAACTTAAACGTATAAGTTTTTCGTTTATCATCTTGGTTGATACAACGATTAGTGGGGTTTATAATTCTTGTCTTTTGTTTCTTTTCTTTTGTATCATATATTTCGGCAACAACATCACTATAAAAACCACCTGTCGCTGATGATATTTTGTTTAACACAGATGTGAGAATATCTCGTTGACTTGCGTTTGGTTTGGTGTAATAACTACCAAACACTTCCAAATCAAAGTAAATATTACGAATATCACCACGAACATCACCATTAAATTCTACATCAAATTTCTTTGGTTTGAATGCTTGAAATTCAACTCTTTTTATGAAATTAGCTTTGTTTGTATTTTCCGCACTATTAGTATATGATTTAAAAAAGTTTTTTATACCCTCACCAACTTCTGCTATAACATCACCAAAATTAACTTCGTTTGAAATCTTTATGTCTGTGATTATCGTGTCATATGATTTATAATATGGTGAAAATCCAAGATTAAATTGTGTTAAATTAAATTGAATATCTCCCTCATCATTTATTAACAAGTATTTTGGTGAAGGAAACATTTCCCTAAACAATATAACCGATTCATCAAATGATTTAATATAAGGATTTATTTTTCGTATAGCACTTTTATCATCTAATTTGATACCTGCTATTGTAAATAACTCACCCAATCGAACATATCTTTTTAATCCTTTTTTTGTAGGAATTTTTATAACTTTATCAAAGTAATTACCAAAATTTATCGCATCGGGATTGAATATAGTATCGATTGAACGATATGTGTTTTGTGAAAATTTATCATCTACTTTACCATTTCTGTAATTCCACTTCTCTTTTTCAAAATCATCTACATCAGTTTTTAATTTAATTTCTTTATCTTTTCTTAATTTTTCTACATCTTCATCTTCATCTTCTTGTTCTTCATTCTTATCTACTCCACCTGTATCAATAGGTGATGCTATTTTTGTCTGTGAAATTGAAACAATATCAATTGATACATCATATCCAAAGTTATCATTTAAAGAAAAGTCAAAATTAGTTACTACGCCGGGCACATATTCGTAGTTTCCATTATTTTGTTTAATTCGTTGTTCTAACTCATCAAAGAATCCCACTTCTTTATCTTCAGTTTCTTCTTCACCATCTTCGACCGTAACCGTTATATCCTCTAAAAAATTTTGTAAATCATCAAAACTCATTAGTGGCATATTCATCGTAGTATTTTTATCACTATACCCCCACTCACAAAATATCGTATTACCTGGATGAAGTAAAAATGGTGTAAGAAATTCTAGTTGTTCTAAACTATGACAAGTGAATTGTAGTTTAGCTGTTGTAAAGAATCCAGCATCAGCTCCATTCGTTGCTGTGAATCCTGTGAGTTGTGGTGGTGGAACTCGTCTTGGATTTGCAATAGTGATACTATCAAGTGTTTTGAGTTCCGTTCCAATTTTTTGATTCTTTTGACTATACGATGAATCAAAGTCCTCTCTCATCTCAAATATAAATCCTTCAACAACAGATTTGTTACAACCTATTTTATCTTTATATGAAACAAGATTATTGGTCTGATCAGTTTTTGTGGATTCGTTAAGTGATAGTTTTTGTAGACAAGTTACTCGTAAAAATGGAAATCGGTTGATAACAGAATTCTTACTACCTTCACGATCTTCTAATGCTTTTTTAACCACAGGATTTAGTGGTCGATATAGTAACTCCTCACCATCATTAATTGCCGTAATCATTAGTTTAAATCTTTAATTTTATTAAATACCGTTTGGATGTTATTTGGTATTCTCAAATTTTTCTTATCAGTAGTGTAAATACTATCAGCAGGTAATTGATTATATGCTGATATTACCCACCATAGTGTAGCATCATTAAAAAATCTATTTGCTAATACATCTAATCGTGTATAATCATTTACTTCCACAATAATATCATCACTTCTTTCTTCAAAAATTGGAAGTATCAAACTTTGATATTGTTGTTTACTATCAAATCTCTTTTTCGTTTTTGTAAATCTTGTCCGACTCATAACCGTGAATTTGGATTAAACGTTGATGAATTAACTTGATTCGATCTTCTTTCGTTAAAAAGTTTTTCCAATTTATTATTCACATACTGTGGAGCTACTTCAATTTTTTCGTATGTTGGTGTTTCTTTACTTTGAATAATATCACCTTGAACGGATACTGAAATAATTGATGGTTTACTATCATAAAAAACAACTTCATCTGATGCAGTATATGTAATCGTGCTTAAAAAGAACGGTTGTTTATAAAAATAATCACCAATAGTTAGTTTTAATATTGTCGGTTCAATCATATTTGAATCAGTATACGAAAACGGATAAGCTAAACTTGTGAGTGTGTTTAATCGTGAGTATATGTTATTAACATCATTTACATCATTAACAACAACATCAAAGTTAAATGAAACATTTCTCGTTACACCAGTGTATAAATAAAATGGTTCAGGTCGACCAAAGTAATTTAAGGTATTTTTGTTTACCGTCAAACTATCTGTGAAACCTGTAAAGTTTGCCATTCTAAAAATCAATGGTGGAGTTGGTTGTCCATCTGTTTCATTTGTAATATGAAATACAACTAAATGTTTTCTACCATTATCTTCACCAACATAATCTTCAACTGATTTATTTTGTCGTGTATAAAAGTTTTCAGGTTGAATTTTGGAAGGTGTTCCACCTCTTCTTTCTCTATTTCGTTGGAGAATACGATTAACTGCTACACCTGGATTAGTTATTTTGTTTCGTATTTCCGTTTGAATATTTCTTCTAAAAATATCTTTTGCGTCACTCAAACTTCTTGGTAATCCAAGTGCACCTGAAATAGAGTTTGATATTTGTTTTATAATACCTTGTCGTGTCGGACTAGTTCGTTGTGGTGAGTTTGGTGATACTTCTTTTTCAGGAGTAAAACTGTTTATTTGTGCGTTAATCTCTACTTTTTGTTGATTATTGAGATTATCGTAGTTTTGTTTGATGTAGTTTATATCCTCATCAAATGTTCCATCACTAATATCTTTCAAAAAAGCATCAAGATTTTTTTTATACTGAACTATTTGTTCTTCTATCTTCATATTAATACCTATTAGATGATGCTAATTGTTTAGATACTTTCTTTCCATCAAGATTCACTTCACTTCTAACTCCATTCTGTTTTAAGTCACGAAGTAATGATACCATTTCAGCCATCATTGCATCATTACCACCTGATGTAAGTTGTTGTGGGTTTTGTGTTGCAATAATAAAGTCACGAGGATTTGTTTTAACTACTTCACCTTGTGGTGTAATCACAGCATCATCGACTTCATCGGTAAAGCCTTGTCCAATAAGTGCTTTAAGTGGAGTAAATCTTCTTTCACCAGATACTAACTCTATAAGAGTATTTGCAATTCTTCCAAGCCCATCAACAAAGCCACCAAGTTTATTTGCTAAGAAATCAATACCACCATCACTTACAAAATCATTAATTTTCGTCAACACATTATCAAATGCTTTTTGTATTTCAGGACTTGCGAGAATCTTAAATAACTGACCTTGTAATCTTCTTTGTAATTGTTCTATTTGTCCTAACGCACTATCACGAGTTGCTTGTGTTATTCGATCTTGTGTTCCTATTTGTCTTCTTAAGTTAAGTTCTTTTTGTAGTTCAGATACACTTAATCCTGCGGCTTCCGCGAGTGCTTCTCGTTGAAATGTGTTGAGTTGTTCTAATCCACCTAACTGTTCTACTTGATCTAATACTGCATTAGTTGCTCCTACAATATCACCTTCAAATGCTAATTGACGAGCTTTTTGTAAATTGATTTGTTGTCCAATCAAAGCAGATGCTCTAAATTCCGCTGAAATTGATGATTGGAAGTTGAGTAATTTTCTTGATACATCACCCGCTTTTGATAATTCAATACCAAGTCGTGTAGCTTGTCTTGTTTGTTCTACCAAAGAATCTAGTCCTATACCAAAACTATCTACTACACTATCATATGAGTCCGCTAAGTTTCTTGCGACTGCTGGCCCTAATCTTCCAAGTCCATCAACAATACCTTCAACTTGACCTGATGCTTCTTCAAATGTTGTATTAGTTAACTCGGAAACAATCTGTGTTAGTTTTCCTGCGTTTTCAGTGCTTAGCCCAAACCGCTCACCCACTTGAGCTACATTACCAACTAAATCACTTGTTAATGAAATAGCTGGACTTAAATTAGAAATAAGTGATGCAGCAAATTCACCTGCTCGTTGAACATTACCACCTAAAAGTTCTGCATTTTCTGTTGCTTGTAATAATGTATTTGAAAATGATGCATCTAATACACCTGTGGTTTTGATAAGTTGTGCTGATGCATTATCAACACCCACAACTAAATCAGCTATCTTTTTAAGAGCGAGAGTAATTCCAGCAATTAATGCACCTATACCCGCAGTTGCGATAGTGGTTGCTGTTAATCCTGCTATCCCAATTTGTGTGAATGCTCTTACGCCAGCTTTACCAAGTGCACCATAAGTTTTGATTGTTCCTCTCTGTCCAAGTTTTTGTTCTCTGAATATTTCTTGTGATTTTCCTCTGAAACTACTTACAGCGGCATCAATTTTTTCATTATCAAAAAACTTATTTAATGGAAACTTTTTAGTTAGTTCTGCAAACTTTTCAAACGGTTTAGTGATAAAATCAGCATTTTGTTTTGCTTTTGTATACGCTTCCGTAATTTCTTTGTTTGCTTTTTTAGATGCTTCGGCTCTTTTCGATTCTATTTCATAGAAATCTTTAACTGATTCGTTCGCACTTTTTATGGCATCTTCGAGGCTTTGTGTAGCATCAACACTTTTTTTAGTGTTTTCTAAAAATTCCCGCATTCGTTTTGATTCATCAGCCATAAAAATACTTTATTATAAATATCCAAAAACTAAAAAACCCACTACTTGTGGGCTTTTTCTCTTTCTTTTTGTAATTTATTAAATTCACTGAATAACATTAATCTTTCACCCAAACTTAAGTTATACAAATCAGTGTAAGTATAACCATTAGATTGTTGTAAAAAGTAAAAGAATTGTTTTCGAATTTCTATTCTATGATTTGAAGGAAGGGTAAAAAAAGTTAATCCCAATAGGGATCTCCACCTCCTCACCGTTTATATCTGTGGTGAAATCGATATCAGGTGTGATAGTTTCTAAAAATGTTCTGATTCCAAGTGATTCAATCGCAAGTAAATCTTCTTGAACATACTTTCTAATAAAATCTTTATCATCATTACCATCAATTTCTTGAATAATATAAGGTAATCTAATAGTGACTTCACCAATTTGTAGTCCCTTTGATTTATAAGATTCTATTTCTTGTGTTATTTTGTTTGATTCACCTGATGTTAATACTTTAAGTTTAACTTTCTTTTGTGATTTGGGAAGTTCGTAATCTATAAGTTGTGAATTGTTAAAGAATTCTGATTTTCCGATCTCACCAAGTGTTGATAAATCAATTGTATGTGTTTTACCGTCATACTTAATTTGATATTCATTACCATATCCTAATATACGAGTTTGTAATAGTAACGCTTGTTTATCACCGATTGTTAAATCATCAACATTTACTCCTTCGGTTACAATAACACTTTCAAGAAGTTTGTCTAACACAATCCCTTTTTCGATATACGATTGTGTAGTGAGGATATCTTCCTCTTTTGTAGTCATATATTTGATTTCAACTTCACCTTTTGATAATGGTGAATCAATAGGATATAAACGTCCTTTGGATGGTAGTGTAACAATTTCAGTAAGCATATAACGTATTTATTAGAAGTTTAGTATTGCGTAATCGTATGATAGAGTAGCGGTAATATTTACTAAGTCGTCCGATGCGTAATCTAAATCTCCAAAGTTTGTTGATTGAATAAATGTACCTTTTAGTTTCCATTCTTCAACTTTTGTTCCATCTGGCCCTAAAAGGTTAAGAGTAACATCTTTTTTGTAATTTGTTGCAAAACCTGCTACACCACTTGCAAACTCATAATGTTGTCTAAACCATTCCAATACTTTTTGTGCTCCTGATGGTACGATGGGGTCATTGAATGTAACATCAATAGTTTCCCATGTGTACTTTCCAGCAACATATCGTTTAGTATTGACGTAATCGATTTCTTTACGAGTACTTGTCAGATTTGGTCTCTGTGCAGTTCTAACAATATATGATGGAATACCATCAATATCAAGTACGAACCTATTTTGTAGTTTTGGTTCGTAATCAGTGTAGAATAAGTTTTCAAAAACTGCCATTTAGATATTCCTCTTTTTTAATAAATATTTGTTCATCAAGTTTTTTATGCTGGAAACTCCGCTCCTGTTGGTAGTACATTGAAGTCAAGTACAATAAATTCAGCTGCTCTTGCTGGTTGAATGAATATCTTACCAACTAACTGATTTCTATCAATGACTTCTGGTGTGTTTACTGTTTCATCCACTACAACACGGTAAGCAAATAATCCTTGTTGTTGTTGAACATCATCTAAGTATGGTTCAACAAGTGATAAGAACTTATTACGTGTTACAGAAGTGTTTTGTTCGAATACCAAGAATCTTGATGTTGAACTGATAAACTTCTTCAATGCGATTAGTAAACGACGAACATTGATTCTATCAAGTGCTGATGCTCTTGTTTGTAGTGTTTTCTGTCCGTATGCTACAATACCTTGACCAGGAAACGATACAATTGGGTTTACTTTACCATTGTAAAGCCTATCCATATCTTCTCGTTTTAGTTTCTTATACAAGTTGATTGCTTCTGTAATTCCACCACGATTCAACCCTGCGGGTGCAAACCATTCAGCTGCGATACTATCGTTGAATGCGTACACACCACTCATTACAACAGATGGTGGTACAAACAATGGTTTGTTTGTTGTGGAGTCGATCACCTGTACCCATGGGTAGTACGTACCCATATAAGAAGAATCATATAGTGAAGCGTATTCTAAGTTTGTATCTAAACTATCGGTAATATGACCTAAGTCAGCGATATAAAATGCATCATTTCTATCTTCTACGATTTCTCTTGCTCTACTGACTACGGATGAACCATATGTTTGTGATACACCTGGTGTGGTAAGAACATTGTAATCATATTCAAGTGGATTACTAATAGCGTTCAGTGCTCTAATAAATGCAACTGAACCACTTGATGTTGAATTTGTTAAGTCGATTCCACCAACATTAGATGCATCAGTGACTTGAGTTCCAACTTTCTTCTCAATATTTGGAACACCTGCATCAAATCCACCTTGGAAACCAATAGTAAAGCGACGATTTGATTGATCGGTTGCTGATGTTGCTGATGTTGCGAACAAAGTAGATGGTAGTTGGAAGTTTGATGATGTTACAGGTGAAGCTAATATTGAATCATTGAGTGGAGCCATATAATGTTTCCAATCAAGTGAACTATCAAAGTTGATTCCAAAGTGTATTTTTGTTGAACCTGTCACTGTGCTTCCATCACTATCTGTAAGAAGTGGTAAGTCAGGAATAAAAGTTGAATTTAGTGGTTTACTAAATCCTTTGAAGCCACCTGGTACTGCTGTTGTTGGAAGTGCATCTGAATTAGTTGCCATTTCCACACGGATATATTCCGACTTGTTTTCAAAAGAACCATTGATAGTAGTATCACCATCACTATCGACTTCTAAATACTTATCACCAATCTTTCTTGCGATATAGTTTGCTGATGATGGATCTAGTGTACATCCCGTAAATGTTTCAACAACTGTTGGACGAGTATCTGTATCACCAAACTGACGAACTACCACGTCAAAAACACCGTATGTTCCACCTGTTTCTACTGGTCGTTTAACATTTTGAATAGATACTTTAACATCTGTGTTTGTATCTGTACCTGTGGATAGTCGGTGAAGTTTGAACAAGTCATAAATTGTTCCGTTCACATCTTGTGATTGGATAAATGTTGTTGAACCGCCAACTGGTTCTGCGTTTGAACCACCGTCAAAATCAAATGTTTGAGAACCATTTAATAATTCACCACCTGAAATATTTTGGAAAGATGCGGAGTTCGTTGTTTCAAAGTGTGAATAAACATACGCTCCTTTTGTTCCCAATGGATTTGTGCCGAATACCTTTGTGATATACGATTCTGATGTTGGATCAAATGATGCAGTTACAACACCGATACCTGAACCACTGATTTCAAATGTTGACCCATCGGATGCGGATACAAATGATCCTACGTCAATACTCTCTGCTCCATTTGAAGGTGCTAAGAATATAGAAGATGTTACACCCGATTTCTGTGCGGTTAATCGAACACCTGTATGTTCGTACCCACCTAAATCACCAACGCGTACAACTGTAATAGTATTAGAGTTCTGTAAAATGTTGCGAACGGCGTAAGATGCATAATACTTTTCGTTCTCTCCACCGAACTTATCTCTAAACTCTTCTGTACTTCTAATTACCGTTGGGATGAATGCAGGGCCTTTGGAAAAAGTACCGACAACTGCGGAACCGATTTCTGCGATTCCTTGTGGTAAAAATGAAAGGTCGTTTTCTTGTGTGAAAACACCAGGTGATACAAACTTTTCAGCCATGTAAATTCCTCGAAGTTACTTTTTTATATAAATATAAATATAAGAATACAAAAAAGAACTTTCTTTATTTTTAAGAGTTTGGAATAAACTCCCAAGTTTCTGTGTTTAAATTACCTTGTCCATACTTTTCGACAAGTGATTGAGTGTGTTGTTGTTGATTTTGTAGTGTTTCTTTATACAATTCAAGTAGTTGTTCTTTTCTACCACTTAGTGCTTGAAGTTGATTATCAAGATTATTAAGTGTGATTTCAATACTTCCAAGTTCCATCGAAACTTTATTTACTGTTTCTGTGGTATCAGTAAATACTTTGATTTCTTCGTCTGTGAGTTTTACTGTTTCTGGTTTTGTTGCCATTACTTAATTTTATATTTAGTTAGTAAATTTACCAATAACTTCAATATCCATCGAATTATCGAGGATGTATCCTAATTGGTTTGTATTAAATGTAAGAAATAAATCAGGAGAAACAAAATTAAATGTAACTATCTCTCTATTGATTTGTACTCCGTTTATGTAGATATAAGTTACACTTGATTCTGTGAATATCCCATTAACATATGATTGTAAATTTGTATTATCAATTTTTGCTTCTGTTTCCGAAATAACAGTTGCTACTTTTGTTTGTTGTGAATCAACTTCATTAACATTGTTTTGGATTTCTTTTTGTTTATCCTCTTCAATATATGGTCGTTGCTTTTCAAACGCACCTGTTCCTTCAACACGTGTTACTCTACCAAGTGTACCTGAACTAACAATCTTTCGTATTACTTCTTCGTAATTTGAACCGTAATCACTCATGAGTCAATAAATTTACCAATACCACGTATTTCATCAATTGATTCAATTTCGTAGTTAAGTAAGTTTGTATTGAATGTAAATGTTATATCAGTACCATCATCATTAACCGACCATATAGATGGTGGTATGAAGATACCGTTTATAAATATTTGATACAAATCTTCATCTTGAAACACTAAATAATCAATATCAGGATAAGATTTAGTTGTTGTATTTTGAAACACTGCTGTATTAGATGATGTAACGGTTGCTGTTCTTGTATCAAAATAGGAAACAAACTCTAATACTTCATCAAATTCGTTGTTTTTTGCTTCTTGAGTTGCGTTGTTACTAAATGCACCCAACGGAAACAATGCACCAATTTGATTGACTTCCGAAAAGTTTCTGTCTTCACGTAATAACTCATCTAACTCTTCTGGTGTTGTTACTTTTGTAAGTTCGGTTTCAATCTCATCAAAAATAACGGTCTTTTGTGTTGTATAAGATTTAAGAACTTGTTCATCGTATCCATCATCTTTAAGTTCAGGTAGTAAATACGCTTTAACACTTAATGTAAAGGTAGTCCGAACTAATCGATCAACATCAGTAGCGACTTCATTTTCTGTGGAAAAGGAATCAATAGATGACTTAAATTTTGGCCCTCCATCAACACCCCAATATTCATCACTATTCCAATTAAGTTGTTCAATCAACTCATTGGTATGTGATATAAACTCCGTCCAAACAATAAACTCATAATCCATTTGAACAAAATCACCAACTCTTACTTTGTATACTTCTTGTGTTGGTTTTAAATCTATTTGTTGAGAAAACTTATCAAACCTATTTTTGTTACTGTATGCAGTTGTATATGTTACTCGTTGATTTTGGTTGAATCGATTAACAAGATCATCTCTTCGTCCCAAACTATTTCGTTTAAAAATAATGAGTGGGATTTGAACTTGACCTTTTTGGTCTTTGATGTACCCGTTTCTACCTGCTTGTTTCCACCGTTCAGGTGAACCATAAATAATAGGAACTTTTCTACTCTGTCCGTTTACTGATACTGTTAAGTTCTTTTCTTCAAGGTATTGTAGTATTGCAGTATCTACATCAATGATACTGATATTCTTTGATTTGAAATCACTACCCACTTTACTTCGTTGTAATGCTTTGTTTGTAGTGTCCGTTGATTTTCTTCCTTGTTCTACATTTGCCATCAGTATAACTCCTCAATATTTAAACCACTTCGACGTTTCATCTGTGTAGATACAATAATGGAGTTACTAAACTCTGTGTTACCTGCTACAAGTTCGTTTTCAATAATACCATTGATTTCAAAGTATGCATCATTAAAATTGATAATATCACCTATTTGTAATACAACATTTACGTCCACCAAAATACTACGTAAGAAACGGAATGTTACACTTTGTTTCACATCACTACCAAATGCTTCATAATCCGTAACTTGATCTTCTCTATCAATATACGCGTTTACTTGTAATCCAGTCATATAAAATTTACCACCAACACTTTCACCATATACGTTTTCCGCAACATTACCTTGTGATATTTTGTATACTATCACAGGTGTTTCAATAAAGTCATTTACTAATTCCTTATTGAAAGATTGGAATAAATCAAAATCTCTTTGTTTTACAAACGCCATGTTATCCTATGATTATAGGTGTCGGTATACGAGATAACTGATTATTCATTTTTTCAGAAATCTCTTCTTCAATCTCCATCTGTCGTCTACGTGATGTTTCTTCTAAGTTTTCACGTAACTGTTCTACTAATGCTTCTTTTTCCGAAACTGCTTCCGCTCGTAATGCAGCTCCATCCAAACTTACTTCTGAACCAGGTATGGGAACTGAACTATACTTTTCACGGACTGCTCCTAATACTTCTTTGGCAATTGCTAATGTATATTTGCGTATCCACTGTTTTCCGACATCATTGATATCACTGTATGATATGTTTTGATATGGTGCGTTACTATAATCACTTACCACTCCACCTTGTGAACGTGCACCAATATTACTTCTATCATCTTTCTCAATATAGTCAAAGTATATTCTAAATGTTGTCTGTGGAATAGGAAATACTGTGAGTTTATTGTTAATCAGTTTGAATGTAAACGCACTTCGTCGGACAGTATCGTTGAGTTCAATTGCTTGTATTCTTAACAAATCTTCGTATATTGGATACATCACAAAGTTTACTGCTGGTGAATATGAACCAAAACCAAAGTCGTCAATCAAATTTCTATATCCTGTCCCCGTCAATGCAAATGGGTCATAATATCGTGTGATAGCAGGATCAACATTATGGTATACTCGTTTAACTTCAACATTAGATTGGTTGTTGATGAAAGTGGAAGCTGAACCACTGATAGATGAGGATGGGTGAGAGAGTAAATCATACTCTTGTGAACCACTACCTACTGTAATATATGCTTTTTTGTAATCAACTGAACCACCAACACCTACTTCACTTCCATAATCTTGTGCTAATGTAACTAAGTTGTTTACTTCTCCACCACCAACAAATGTGCTATTCAAGTTTGAACCTGTCGGACTTCCTTGAAGTTTCATCATATTTTGTCGGATATTAAACTGATGAACTTGTGCACTGTATTCAGTTACTGCTTCTTCAAATGCAGCATAGAATTGTAAATCTTGTAGTTCAACATCAACGATAGGATATCCCAAACGACGAGCACACCAGTTTGCTACTTGTGGTGCTTGTGTTTGAAATGTTGTATCTGTGTCGTAAAATGCAAATGGAGTGTTTCCAACTACTGCACTACCACTGCCTGGCCACTTTGGTATATCCGCCATAATCTATACTTTCTTTATAAATATATTCTAAGTCTCATATCTTACGCATAAAAAAAGGAAAGAACCGAAGTCCTTTCCTTTTAGTGTCAAATGATTCGACTGTTACTCTTAGAGAGTTTCTAGACCTTCTACGCGGATTACCCCGTAAAATTCGTTCCGGGTCATCTCTTTTGCGTAACGCGTCATGATGCCCCGACGTGGTGTGAAGTTAGTCGGATCGTATACCGTTGGTGTCATGATGAGTGGGATATATGGAGCGTAAACTGCACCTGACTCCAAGAAGTTATCACCTTTGTATCCTACGAGGATAGTGTTCTCTGTCATGTATGGGTTTTTGTATACTTGGTAACGCCCTGCAAGTGAACCAACTTGTGTTACACCTGCTGCAAATTGCATTGCGTCTTTTTCAGCTGATACTGTGAACGCTGGAATTGACTCAAGAATTGTACAAACGTCAGGAGATGCAACTAAGAAGTTAGCACCACCACGAAGTGTCAACTGATGTATCTTGTTAGATACTTTGTTGATTTTCGTACCGAGTGTTTGGAACCAAGTGTTACGTTGATAAGCAAGTCCCGCACCATCGTTTCCTCCGATTACGAAAGAACCACTGTTTGCGTCATACTCATATCCAACACGTGCAGACCAGAAGTCAGTTGTCACTGCGTTTTGAATCAACATATCAAGGATTTCAAGATCTACTTCCATAGAGATGTAGTCAGAAAGTACTGATGTTAATTCAGCTTCAGCGTCAATTGCGTGGTATGCATTTAAATCTTGTGCAAGTTCAGGAGTCCATTGTGCTTTCAACTTACGTGTTTTCGCTACAATAGCCTTGGACTGTACATCAAGGTTTACTTCAGGGATGTCGATATCAGAACCGAATGCTCCGACTGCTCCATCCTCAAAGTCACCACGAGTTGAGTCTGTTGGTTGTCTGTGATATGCTACTTCGAAATCACCTTCGAGAGATGAAGAAGCACCTGCGGCAGCAGATACGAAAAGTACAATATCTGTACCAGAAGTAGCGTTGAACGCGTTTAGGTTAGAAACAACTGCTGAACCAGAAGCTTGGAATGCACGTACACCTTCAAGGTCAGGACGTGTAAACTCTGATTGAGCGATTGTTACTTTTGTGATCTCTCCAGCTGCTTGGGAAGCAGATAGTGTAGTATCAAAGTTCAAATCTGCCATAGAAGCAGATGTGTAAGAAGTTGGAGCTACACCAGAAGTTACTACATCGTTGATAGAGTAACCGAAACGTCCTGCACCATAAAGACCGTTTTCTGCAACGTCTGTTGGAGCTTCTGTTTCTTGTGTACCGCTACCACCGTATAGTGATTTTCCGTTGAATGCTGGTTTTGCGTTTTGATTTGTTCCGTATTTGTAATCTAGATAGAATACAAGTCCAGAAGGTAGGTTCATCGGTTGTACAGAAACGAAGTTCTGTGCAGCGATTTCACCAAATACTCTACGAACAAGTGGAAGAGCTACACCCGCCCATTGTTCAGAGTTTGCTGTTGTACCAGTACGTGTCGCTTCGTCCAAAAGTTCTTTGGCTTGGTTTTCAAGAAGTTGAGCCATTGTGTGAGTTTGTTGCTCACTACCCATGCCTTCAAGAAGACCAGTGTTTTCCCACTTGGAAACAAGTTCCTTAGCCTTTTTATTTTGAACAAAACGCTCACTTGCTGATTCTAATAGGTTGTTGATTTCCATGATTATTTTTCCTATATTGTGAGTTATTTGTTATATGAGATTAGTCGCTTAAACCTATCAGCCATTTCGTTTGATTCCGAAATGATTTCTTGTTTAGGTTTAGTTGACGTTGTAGGTTTTGAAGCAAATCCTTCAGTAATTGATGCACGTTTGTTATTTGATTTTTGTGTACCAATACTTAGTGATTCTGCTAATGTACTATAAACCAACTTAGTTTCACGTACAGAGTTTGTACGATCGAAAGATTCAACTACTTTCATTTTTTGAGAGTTATTTAAGTTGTACTTTCTGAATAACTTAGTTGTGTATAGAAGTTTAGCGTTTAGGAGGTTTACTTCATTTAACTTACTACGTAGGATTTCTACTGCCTCACGATGTTCAGCTAATTCCGAAGCTAATCTTGTATTTTCCTGTGCTAACTCATCCATTTCTTCTTCTACTACTTCTTCCACTTCTTCATCTTCTTCTTCAGAAAGAGCAGATAAAAGTTCTTCAAGGTCGATGATTTCATCATCTTCATCATCATCACTCATGTCCATGTCCATTTCTTCTTCATCAGAATCCATGTCCATATCCATTTCCTCTTCACCTTCCTCATCATCGAGTTCAGCTTCAAGTTCAGCGATTACAGATTCAAGATCTAAATCATCTTCTTCTTCATCATCCATCATTTCATCCATATCATCATCACCTTCGTATGTTTCTTCCATATCCTCATCTTCTTCACTCATTGTATGGGATGTGTCAGATGCATCATCAGATGGTTCTGAGTTATCAGATGAACCGATATCAGATGAATCTAATTCTTCTTCCATTTCATCTTCCTCTTCACCAATAGTTGCATCGTCTGCATTAGTTGGGTCTTCGAGAGTTTCTTCCATGTCTTCGTCACGTTCTTCATCCATCTCATCACGTTCCTCATCCATTTCATCACGTTCTTCATCCATGTCTTCATCATCCATTTCAGATAGATGACGAGAAATCATAGATTTGATACGTGGTTCGAAAGCCTCTTCTAATGCGAGTTTTGCGTTGGCGAGAGCAGTTTCTCTTACTTGAAGGGCATCATCTAATACCTCATCAACAAGAGATTTCTTTGTTTCTTGTGCCATCGTATTGTTCTCGTTTTTATTAATATTGTGGAGTCAATTGTTGCTCCAATCACATAAGTTTTGATACGTGACACTATATGAAAAGGATAGTGTATTCGTTATAAGGATAAATATAATCCTATAACTATTTTATTACCAATTTTTTTCTTGGTCTTTTTTGGATTGATATTTAGCTTTTTTCAAAGCTAATCTTTTTTTAGTCGAGGGTTTTTGATACTCTTGATTACTTTTGTATTCTTGTATAATCTCGTCTTGCTTTACCCTTTTTTTAAAAATAGACAACGCCTTTTCGACGTTGCCATTTCTTACCTTTACACCTAAATTTGTTTGTGCCATAAATTTAGATTCGATTGAATCTTTTTATTTCGTTCCGAACAATTTCTCTAAGTTTTTGTTCTACTTTCTTTGGAAGTCCTTTGTGTTCAGTGCCCGCATATTTTTCAATATCTTTTTCACTCATTCTATCAACAATATCTTTTATTTCATCACTGACTTCTGAACGAGGAGTATCACCACGTTTTACCGAAAGTGCTAATCCAAAAAGTTTTTGTTGTTGTTTAGAAAGTGCGGGCATTTTGTTATCGCTTAGATTTTACGTTCTTTGAACGTCCTGTTGATTTCTTTGCCGTAGATTTTTTAGGTGCTGCTTTTCTCGGTGTAGATTTACGAGGTTTTGCAGAACGAGTAGATTTACTTACTCTTTTTTCAACTTTTTTCTCCACATCACGTTGTGGGTTCTTAGATTGTGTTCTTCCACCTACTGATGTTGATGGTTTACTTTGTTGTGATTGATATAGTTTATACCCCACAAATCCGAATACTAATAATCCTGCTGCAATTGCTATTACTGGTTCCATAACTTATGTTTTATTTTTTATTTTGTTTTTTAGTTTTTGGTTTTCTACCTTTTCGTTTTTCACCACGAGTTGCTTTTGAAACATCCCCTAATTGGTTTCCAACTTCTTTCATTGATTTACCTACGTCTGAAAGTTCTTCTTTGACTCGTTTTGCACGCCGTGAAGTTTCTGCTGCAACTTCTTCTACCTTATCAGGTATTCCATCGTTATCATCATCTCTAAAAACTCCAAATTTAGTGAGTAGAAAAACTACCAATCCACTAAATCCCAATAACCCTAAAATAATTAATAATGTATTCATTGTAACTTTTTGTTTTTATTTATTTTCGTTTTAGTAAGTAAACGTTTCCACCACCTACACCAGTAACTGATTCAGGCCCTAAATCGTGAACAATACCTGCATCTAAATCTTCTATGCTAATTGTTCCACCTGCTGATAAATTCAAACTACCACTTGCACCTGCACCACGAATAACTGCGGATACTCCGTAGTTAGAACCTGTTAATATAAGATCTCCACTTGAAACAGTAATTGTTTCATTAAATTTTCCTTGATGACCTAATTTGTTATATTGTTCAAACGCCATATTCTTGTCCTAATTCTAAGATGATTTTTCCGATAATATCTTCGGTCTTACAATAAGTATTACATACTTCCATATTCACACTTTCATTTACAGGTGATAAAAATGCTCCGTGTGTAGATGGATTTGATACAAAGTCAAATGCAATTAAATTAAAATCTTCTTGAACTTCTAATCCATCTGCTCCATCTTTTACTGAACCCATACCACGTGAAGAAATACCTAAACGAATACCACTTTTGAATAGTTCACGTAAAATATTTCCTGATGGGGTGGGGAGTATTTCTACTTTTCCAACTACATCATCTCCTTCCCATCCAATCTCTACTACATTGTGAGATACATTCTGTAAGTTTACAACAGAACTATCAGGGTGGTCTAATTCGCCAAGTGCTCTACGTTCATCAATTAATTGTTGATATTGTTTAACTTCACGTTGTAGAATATCTCTTGGATATACCCTTCCGTTTTGGTTCTTTGCACCTGCACGTTGAAGAACCCCACTAACAATCAGTTTACCGTCTTGTTCGTTAATCTTAGCTTCAAATAAGTTTGTTTCTATTAGAAGTTGGCTCATACCCAAACACCTCTCTTTTTGAATAAATCAAATAATACGTTTGCGATTTCAACACGAATCAATCTTCGTATCCGTTTCATATCGTTAGAATCAAGTTCTTCGTTGATATAACTCTCCAATAAAGTTTTTATTTGTTTTTCACTCTTCATCGGAAGTAAGTTGTTCAATTTTTTGATTAATTCTAGCTGCTTGTTCTTTAATCTTATTCATATGATGTAAAGAACGTTTGTAATGTTTTTCTTGTGTGATATTACCTTCTTTTTTCAAACGACCATACCAATTAAGGTATTTTTCGATTTCTGAAAGTTGGTTTCTTACGTGACGAACACCATCTAATATCTTTTTATTTTCCGAACGAGTTACATCTTTCTTAAGTTCTAACCATCTGTTTTCAACAATAGTATATCCTGTTCGCTCAATAGCTTTTTTCTTTTTTTCATCATCACCTTCACCAGAAAAAGCGTAAGGTGTTTGATATCCTGCAACATTACCAGTGGTAGTTGCTTCATTCATAGAACGAACTTTACGTAATACTTCTTTTACAATAATACGAATTGATTTATCCATTGACTTTCTCCAATTCTTCAACTAAATCGTAAAAATGTAACATAGATTTTAGTTGATGGTTTCTTACAACATTACCTTTTTTGACATGGTCAAGTAAACTAATAGTTTCTTTTAACTTGATTTGTGTGACTTCTGATGTTGTCTTTTCAAGTTGTTGTTCAAGTGTTTCTTTAATTGTATCAGCTTCTGTATTCATATACTCACGAAGTGAATTTGTATTAGAAACATTGTTTATAAATTCACGTAATAAGTTCTTTTGTTTTTTAGAAAGTGGTGAATACTTTTTGTTGAACTTTTCAATCATTAATTTGTATGCTAACAAACGAATATCTTTATCTTGTTCTTTATATCTTTCTAATAAATCTTGTGATTTCTGTTCAACTTGTTCTGTTTTTAAAATATAATCTAAAATAGTATCATTACAAGATTTGTATTGTTGTAATGAATAATCTTCATTTAGTTTATTGATTTCAAACAATGTGTAAATAGAACCATATACTTTATAGTCATTTACTTGTGTAGAAAGTATTTGTTTGACATCGTAGTTTTCTTTGATATCTTTTACAAGATTATACTTTTCTGTTTTGAGTTTCTCTTCATTCAATCGTGAACGAAGTTTTAAAACTTTATCAATAAATGTTTGTGCCCTTGTCTCGGATACAAACTTTCCTCCATTCATAACCGCATCATATAATGCGTATTCTTTGTAGAGTTCTGTTTCTTTACTGAAATACTTTTTAAGCATATCCAATGCTTTGGTTTCAGTAACTCCTTCTATTGTATCGACAGTAACTTGTCGTGTAAGTATCTCAAATAAGAAACCTGTATTCTTATATTTAGAATGGTTTACTTTTCGCATGCGTTTTTATTTTGTATATCTATAAGTATAAATATAAAGATTATTCCTTATCTTCCATCAAATTATCTTCTGACAATATTGTTGTCATAGATTTAGATTTTGGTAGTCCCAATTTATCCAATATACCTTCATTACGTGCTCTTTCCACACGGCCTAATGGATCACGTCCCATAGAATGGTCATCTTTTTCATATCGTGATACATCTTTTGGTCGACCACCTTGTTTTCCGTAGTTCTCAAAATCTTGTTTAGTGTAATACTTTTTATCAGTATCTTGTGAGTGTTCATCCGACGGGTCTTCATCACTATCAATCAGTGGTGGTAGTCCTGCTAGTTCAGGATTTTGTGATGCATCATCCTCACCACCTTGTGGTTGGTCTTCGGGATCTTGACCTTCACGTTCAATACTTTCGTATCTGAATGTTCGTTTCACATCATCAATAAGTTTTTCTCGTTGTTCTTCAATATCATCTTCTGTCATATCCAATATGTTATCATAAATCCAATCTTCGGATAACATTTTTTGGTCTTTGATATCACGAACAAGATTTAGTTTAGATGATAGAATTTCAATCTGTTCACGTGTATAAATGGTAGATGGGTTGTTTAGTTTGATACTAAAGTTTACTAAATCTTCATCAGTATATCCTTGTGAGAATAAATGAACGATTGCTATCTTTGTCAACTCACTTTCTACAATACGTTGAATCCGTTCGATTGTCCGAGCAAATCGTATGTCTTCTTGTGCTAGTGTAGCCTTACCATTTAATCCTTCTTCGTATCCAAGATATGCTTTTGGTATTTTAAGTGCTGCTAATAGTTTGTTTTTAAGATACTCAATATCTTCGGTTCCATCATATTGTAATCCACTTAATTCATTGATTTCAGTATTTGAGTTTTGACCACGGGTAGGTAGATAAAAATCTTCGGTCATATTCTGAATATTGTATTTCAGATTATAATCACCAGTTTGTCTATCAATATGTGGTTCCTTCTTCATCTTACTGATAACCTGTTCCATGTAGTTTTCTACTTCATTTGGTGGAATATTACCAATATCAATCTTGAATACTCGTTTGGACGGAGCTCTCATAATACGATGGATTAACATCGCATCTTCCATAAGTTGTAGTTGTTTGTGTATTCTTCTTCCGTTCTCAACCATTGATTTACCATATGGAATAAAGTTGGAATCACTCAACAAACGGAAGTGAGCCATCTCATAGTTTTCATATGATATATTCTTTTCTAATAAGTTCTCAAACTTAACATAGTATGGGTTTTCAGGGTCACTATCTTCTACACGTTCTATTTCGTGAACTGATAGTGGACTTGCATTTACAATACCATACTTTTCATTAATATCTAAATGAAGAAAAAAATCACCATATTTTGCAAGATTCCTTACCCATGGCCATAAGTTAAAATCAAGATTCAATACATCGTAATATAGATTTTCTAATATCTGTTTGATATTATCATCCGATGAATAAATCTTAAGTAAATCACCATTTTCATTTCTCGTAGTTGATTCATCTGCATAAATGTCAAGTGCAGATGCAATAATCGGGTCACTATCCATAATATCGTAATCACGATATAGCTGTTCCCTCATTGCAGAATAACCGGTGATTTGGTCACGTGAATTATATGTTAGTGAACTTCTGTGTAATCTTGAGAACTTATCTTTGAGATAATCTTGATTGAATGCTTGAAGTTTGGATGTATCACGTACTTTAAGTCCTTTACCACCTGGTGACTTTCGTACAATAACATTCGTAGAAAATAGTCGTCGTAATGACGAACCTAATGAATTATCTGCCATATTCTTTTATCTTTATCACAAGTGGTGTCGTTCCTTTTAGTACTCTATGAAAACGACCCTTCTTTATAAATATCGTTGTATCTTTATTTAGTTTCTGTGGTATTTCTTCATCAAATTGAAACGACCAATCACTTTCATTCATCACAACAATTTCTCTGTCGTGTTCATCTTCATGCCATTCAAGTTCATTTTCATCTATGTCAGATTCAAATGTCCGTATAAATTCATCGTCTGAAATATACTGATTTTTATACAACATTACCAAAATCTTCCTTTTGCCCCTTTCAATCCAAGTTGTTTTGCGTACCTTGGGAGAGCACAACTCCAATATCCTGCTTTTGTTTTATCCTTTTTTTGGTCACAATTATGTCTTGATGCAAATGCTTTGCGTGCGGCGGGGTCTTTTAACTTGACTGCAAGTTTACCACCACCACCTTCTGCACCAAATGATACTTTTTTCACATTCTTTGTTTTTGGGTCACGGACATAGACATAAAACTTTTTATCTCCACCTCTTTTGGGTTTATTAAGTTCTACATCTTTTCCTTTGTATTCAGATTCATCAATTGGCATTGGAAAATCTAACATGACTTTTTTCCCTTCATACCATTCTAACTTTCCAATATCACTTTTCAAGAAAAATTCTTCGAGTTCATCAATAGGTTTTAGTTGTCCTTTTTCATACAGTGATCGAGCTTCATTGTATAATCTAAAAAACTTAGTGCTACCAAATCGAAACACATTTTCATCCAATGGAATTTCGTTTTCTAAATGATACTGTAATCCTTCTGTAATCGCTACTTGTTCTGTGAGAATCATACCTACTTCCTTTAATTGTCTATAAAGATAAATATAAGTTAATCAAATAACCAACGTAAGTCAATTTCTTCCCCATTTACTGTTTTCTTATAGGGGTCTTCACCTCCGTAATTATTTGATGAAATAACGGTATCTGTTCGTCTCATATGATTGAGTGAAGCTTTGGTTAAATCAATTCCTTCTTGTCGTAACCTTAATGCTGTATCTCTAACCCACAATGCGATTGCGTAACTCATTACCAAGTCATCGTTATACCCTCTCATTGCTTCTGCACGTTGTCCTAACCAAATAAACGTAAATAGTTCATCAATCAATCGACTATCATAAATTTCTACTGACTTTTCACGTAAGTATTCATCTAATTTAGATATCAACATCGGTCGTGTTTTTGATGATGTTGTAAATCCTGGTATTGTTGGATTTTCTGGTGATTGTTTTTTATTGATATGTGTGTAGTGAACATCAACAACTTGTAAATCACGTGAAGAATAGAAGATGTTGGGATAATCCATATCAATAATTTCTTGCAAAACTGCCCATCCAACATTTGCGTTCTCAACTACGATTAGTGCGTTATTGTATTCACGTCCGATCGTATTGAGTAACCTTCCGTATTCTTTTGTATCTATCTTTCCCTTGTATGAACCTACTTGTTTCATACTCTCCACTTCCATAATATGAAACGCAGAATAATCTTTTCCATCGCCACGAGCAACGTCAGCAGTTATTACATAATCTTTGCTGTAATCACAATACTCCCATATCCACAAGTTTCCATCTCTTCCACGTTTTTCTACGGGTTCTTTGACGAGCGTGTCTTGATACCATTTCAGTATTTGTGAATCGATGACTGTGTGACCGGATGAAATGAAGTCACAGTCGCATTCTTGGGCAGCCATCTTGGGGCCTAATACTTTATCTTGTTCATCCCTCCAACCTTGATCTCTATCAGGATGTAATGACCAGTGTAAGTTGATTGGGTTAAAGTAATTTTGTCCTTCTTTTGATCCTACCCACATTTGGTGAAACCAATTACCCATACCATTTGGTGTAGATAACGCAATACATTTACCACCTGTTGCTAATGTTTGTTGTGCTGAACCCCATATCTCTTCAATATATTCAATAAATGCAGCTTCATCCAATATTAATAATGATAGAGATTCCGAACGACCTGCATCTGGTGATGATGATATTGCTTTGATTTCCGAACCATTCCCAAACTTCAATGATAGTTTGTTATCTTCTACTGTGGTGTTTTGTAACCACTTCGGTAAACTTTCATGTGCATATCTTACTTTTGTCACCAAGTTTTTTGCAACATCTTGTTTTGTTGCAATAACCAAAACTCGTTTATCTTTCTGAAATAACATCATCCATAATGCATATCCCGCAACAAGGGTTGATATACCCATCTGCCGTGCTTTGAGAATAATGTTGTAATCGTTGTCTGTAAGTTCTTTGAAAGCTAGTTCTTGAAATCTGTATAAATCGAACTTTACTCTACCCTTTGTTGGGTGGGAAATATACATATACTTGCGAAAGAAATATACAGGATCAGTCGCACATTTTACATACTCTTTCTGTATGAGTTGTTTGTAATCTACTTCCGCCATTTTACTTACCGAGTTTTATGAAATACGATAATTCTAAATATGGGTTGTATTCAGTAAGTGTTCCATAGGTGTCGTTTGTAACTCCACCTTCTAAAATCAATAATCTCTGCTTCTTCGTTTTCCAACCAAGTCCAAGTCCTGCTGAACCAAACACATCCTTTTCGTTATACCCAAATGAACCACCCAAGTAAAACTCGTTCTTTGGAAGTTCTTTGACGATAGTAGTGTTGTATATTGTTGGTATTTGGAATGTCCAATCTACTTTACGCGATTGTATTTTGTTCTGTGATAAAATATCAGTCAATACTCCGTATCCTAATGTAGATGGTTGTGTTCCACTTTCAGTTGTTACTCCATCGGGGAAATCATAATCCAATTTGAGTGTGTCTATAACAGTATAAGACGCGAAGTAATCTTCAAGGATTGCGGTTGTGTCCACATCACTTGGTATTTGAACTTGGACAGTATCTGTTCTATAAACGGTTTGTGGGACGTATTCAGTAACTGTTACTTCTTTTTCTACTACGACTGTATCAATTTGTTGTGATAGTAATTCATAGTCCTGTCCGTTTACTTTAATAGTTTCAATATCACCATACCCACCACTGAATACGTCTGCTAAGAAAAGACAGGTAATCGTAAGACCTACAATGAGAACTTCTCTCCAATATTTACGTATAAAGTTCATAACTAATTTGATTCAATAAATTCTTCGAGTTGTTTGACTAACTCTTCTTCTGTTATTTCTATATCACTCATTTATCTGATGACTGAAACAATCTTTCTTCTGCGTCCGCTTGGTTTGACGAACTGACTTTCATGTTATAACCATGTTTTTTCAATTCGTTTGATAACCATTTGTAATATTTAGAAGACCCCATATCATCTTCAATATCTGATAATAAGTCGTAGAAAAATCTTTCGTTTCCACGACTTTGTTTATAGATATCCTTTGATTTCATTTCAAGAAGATGTTGTAATTCTTCTCTAATGATTTCTTGGAGTTTGTTTTTAGTCAGTTTCGTTTTCTGCATCGTAGTTTTTGTCTACGTAGTTAAAAAATTCTTTTTTCTTATCACCTTTTAGTTCAGCTGGTGAAGATACACCAAACTTTTTTAAAGCTGATTGAAAGAACTTTTGATACTTAGTCATCTCTTCTTCAGTAATTTGAGATACTAATTCTTTGAGTTTTGTACGTTTCATAGTATTGTTTTTAATATAAATATAATTACGAATTTAATATTCGTTGCCACAACATTGTCATACTACCTACAATAGCTGATAGTATAATCCACAAAAATTTTGTAATATTACTTTTAAATTTTTTAAGATCGTTGTGTTCTTCGATAATAGATGCTAATCGTTGTTCTTGTTCTTCTAATTCCAAACGATATTCAGTGTTTTTGTTTACACGAACAATAACACCATTTTCTGGATTTAGAAGCATTTTTTTGAGGTCAGCCATATCTTCATACATCTTTTCTTGGCGTTCCATCATTATTTCAAGTTGTGAAAGAATAACTTTTAATTCACCATTTGGCATATGAGTTTCTATTTCATCTAGCCTTTTGGATAACTGATTCAATAACTCTTTACTCGTCAGTGAGCTTGCCATATTTTTCCTCGTATGATTGTATTGAGTTATTTAGTTGTTCTTCGAACGTACCTAAATACTCTTTATAACTATCAATTACGTCGGACAAATTTCCGTCAAATTCCCATTTTTCTATCCTTCCATCGGATAAAACATACTCTTGTTTACCATTAAAGTTATTTTTGAACTCATCAAGTTGTGTTTTTTGTTCATCTAACCAACTTTGTGCGTTCAATAATCGTTTTTTGAACATAAACTGATCTAACTTCCCTTCTTTTCGTAGTTCATCGTGGTAATCAATCATACAATTAAGACAAGTTCCGTTGGAATAGAACGCGTCTGTATCACGTCGTGCTTTCATTACCTTTTCACACTTTGGACAGAACATGGGAACACGGATATCATCAAACCTTGTTTTCTTTACTTTATACCCATTCTTTTGTTCGTATTCTTCACCAAACTCTTTTTTGGGGCCTGTATATCCAACAGATATATTTTTCTCTGCTTCTTGCCCTGAAAGTATTGTTTTCAGAGCTTTAACGTTTTTTTCATTCATATTTAAGTGAACCTAATAACTGATTAATTGGTGCAAATAGACCTGTGAGTTTGTACGTCTTTCCTTTATATTGAAAGACAATACCTTCTGTTGGTACAAGTTTATCTAACCCACCTGCTGATTGTATTCTTTTGAGTTGTGTTTCTAATTGTTTGATTTTTGTAACATCATTTGTCTGCCGTAATTGTTTAACAGTATCTAATACATCTTTCCGTAACTTTTGTACTGCATCTTGTGGATTTGCAGTCAATAAGTCCGATACATTTTGTAATATCTCCGCACCAAGTTCCAAGAATAGTGACTCAAATGGTCTCATATTTTCTTTTACTTGGTTTGCATGATTTTGTTTATCATACTTTGTTACCCAATCCAAAAACTTTTCATCTCTTACATCTTTCTTTAAGTTACGAATTGCGTATGACTTATCAAAAAATGCCCATCGTTTCACCAATCCAATCAGTACATGATTAGGTATGGGGTATTTGTATTTCTTTGCATTCTGTCTAATAAACTTCTCCCACCACATTTGATGATACATTGAAACTTCATCATTATCTTTAAGACGAAACTCACTTTGTAATCGTTTCAATCTTCCAAAATACTTTTGTTTTGATTTAGAAAAATCCTTACTTTGTGGTAACTTTACAATCGGTGGGCCTTGTATCTTATATGTGTTTTGAACATCTTGGTTGACTTGTTTTATCATACCTGAAAGTATTCTTCCACTTTCTTTATCTTCACCAATAGGAGAACCTGTTTCATCGTATTCCATACTTCCGTGAAATACAAGTAGATTCAATCCGTATGGAATAACATTTTGAGTTGCGGGGTAAATGACTTCCAATGCCATAAACTTCGTTCCATTTCCGAAGATTTTTTCAGTTTGTTTGTCCGATAATTTAGAGATTGCTTTATCTAAATCATCAATAGCAAATGAGAATGCTTTTTCTAACTCACCACGACCCTTAAACATTTGTTTTACACCATTAACATCAAGTGCGTTTATACCACTATCTTTGAGGTGTCCTTTGTTTCTTGCAGCAATCAACCCTCTATCATCTCTATAACTAATGGATAATGCTTGCCCATCCGTTTTTTCTGTTACTCCACTTTCAATATCAAGTTTTCCTTGCAATCCAAGTTCAATCATCCGTTTGATATCACTGAACGTCAAGTCCATATCTTCAAATGGATGATTAAGATGTCCATATGCTCCGCCGCATAGAAGTAATATTCTACTATCTAATGGGTCGTTGGAGTTTTGGATATCTGTGATTAACTCATTTAATGTTAATGATGATTTTGTTCCCTTACTTTCATTCAATCTTCCATCAAGTATTTGCAAGTTCTTGTAATGTGATACAACTTCAACTGGTATGTTATTTTCAAATCCTGCCTTTATACTATATTTGTGGTCAAGATGAAAATCTCTACTTCGTTTTTTAGCATTATCTATTTCATTGAAAAACTTTTGGTAGTTTTCATTAGTTTTATTTCTAACATTTTCAGTATATAGCTGAAATGGGTGTTTTTCTTCTGGTTTAAGATATCCTCTGGTTTTTGCAATGGTTGCTTGAGTTTTTTTATTACCAAATCCATACTTTTTTCCATTCTCACGTCTACTTTCTAACAAGTCAGGATTATTACTATAAGATTTTTTTACACCACTACTTATTTTTTTACGAAAATCTTTATTTTTATTTTTTTCAACAACATCAGGTCTTTTATTTCCTTTATTTTTACCCACCATTACTTCACTTATTTTTTTCTTGTATTCAGTTGTATTTACTGATTTTAAGTGATTTTTCTTAACATCATCATTTTTCATAGGATTTTTATCACCTATGTTTTTTGCATTTTCACAAACTAATGGTGCGGTAGGATATTTATTTTTATATTCATCAATTGTCATTTGATGTTTATACTTCAAGTGTCTATATTGCACTTGTTTCAATTTTTCTCCACATTCACGACATATTACAAAATCTAATCCTTCAGTGATATTTTGATACTCTACTTTATCAAACTCTTTTGTAACATCAATAAGGTTGTCAATGGATAACCCAACTTGTAACACATCAATATCTGACGAACTGTCAGTATTGAAAAGAGCGTTTGCTCTATGATGTCCGTCTAAAATGTAATAATCTTTGGAGATTATCACAGGTTTTGTCTTTATCTTTTCAGGATCATCAATAAACTTTTGAATATGTGAACGATTTAGTTGTGTCTGTGTGTTTTTGAGTTCTGACACTTTTACAGACAATGGAAATACAGATATCTCCTTATCTCGTAAGAAATCAATATAATCATCCATGTCTTTCCGACGAATTTGTGGCATATCTTCTCGTTGAATACCTTTGGAAAGTGGAAGAGTTTTGATGGTATCAATAATCACTTTACCATCTTCAACTTCTACGGTTTGATAATCAGGTGTTAGATTACGATAGTAGTTTTTTAGATACTCCGTTCTATCATAACTTTCGTTTATTTCACCTTCAATATCTTTTGCATCATCACCACTATCTTTTCGTTGCTCTTTTTCATCTCCTTTATCCATCACCCATTCCCAGCCAAGTAATTCAACAGATCGTAATATGTGTTTCTTCCATTTATCGTATGCATCTGCACTATAAATATCTTGTTGGTTGTTTGGTGTGGTTACACCCAAATCACCTGCTGGGAAATAACTAACACTATCAACTGGCCCATTAGGGTATTCAGGATAGTTCAGTTTTTGCTCTAACTCATCATCTAATAGATACTTAACTATGTTCCACCCTGTTTCAAGAAAGTTCGTTAGACGTGATTTTTGAAGGCTTTTATGTGCTTCAAAGTTCTTTAACATAAACCCTGGCCCGTCATCAGGCCCTACATTACTTGTTGAACCTTCAAATAACTTCCCACCTTTTTCAATAACCCAATCTAATACAACACTTTCTGTTAATCGATCCGTTATCAAATCAAATATTTTGTTATCTAACTTTCCGTAGATTTTTTTGAAGTTAAGTTGTTTAACATCTGTTGATAAAGATGGATCACCAAGTTTTTGGCGAACTTCAGTTCCTGATACTGATCCTGCCATTGGTGGTGCGATATAAATGTATCCTTTATCTTTATACCCCAATAAGTCCTTTGATTTATCGTATTTATCAAAGTAGTTTCCACCCAAACGAGATGCGTCTTTTTGTCCGACAACTGTAATGAATACAGTATCTTCATCAAACTTTTTTAAGATTTCTGTTGGAGCGTATGGATTTTTGATTTGAACGATTTTATTCTTTGGAACACGAAACATCTTTGTCATCACTTCAACTTTTTCTTTAAAGTTTAGTGGTGACTTTGGTTTATCTACTTTGTTGGACGTTCCAATGAAAACATTATCTTTACCAAATGTTTTTACGAGGTGCTGATATACACCATAATGACCTGGATGGAATGGTTGAAACCGTCCTGAATAAACAACAACTTTTTTTGTGTTGTCTGTTGCTTCTAATATCTGTTTAGCAACATCTTTACCAAGTTCTTTGGGGTCTATCATAAACTTCCTGATTTTATGAGTTCTTTGAGTTCTTGTATCTCTTTGTCTTGGTCTTGAACTTTTTTGACTAAGAATGGAATAATCTTAGAATACTTCAATCCCTCTAATCCACCATCGTCATTTCTTGTAGTTAGTATAGGGTCTATATCATCTACTTCTTCCGCAATAAACCCATAATCTTTTGTCCCATCTCTTCTCCACTCAAACTCAACCGGTTTTAGTTGGTCAATAATATTATGACTATCTAACTCTATAATATTCTTTTTATATCGTCTAGCGGATGTTTGAGTAAGGCTTGTAACCGTCATATTACCCAATGGATCTATCGTTACAATAGAAGATGAAAGAATACCATTTGGTATATTATTTAGATTAGTGTAATCAACATTTGTTATCTGTGAACCGTCCCCAAGAAAACTTGTTGCAGTTATTGTTCCATCAATCGTCGCTTCTTCTGCAAAAAGAGTAGAACCACTTAGTGGAAACTTTCCTTGTTCTTCACTATCAAAAATGATGGTTTCGCCATCATTACTTGTCATTACATCTCCACCCACAACATTAACCCCACCTACCATTGTAACGGAGTCGAATAAGTCCGCAAATGTTGTGATGGTTCTTGTGGGGTCATTTATTGATCCACTGACGGTCAATGAACCTGATACTTGTAAATCATTTGTAGTAGATTGGATAGAACCTGTTTCACTGAATATACCACCATTAATACCAGTCAAGTTAGACCCGTCCCCAACAAATGTAGACGCAGTTACTGCGTTACTAATAGTCAGTCCACTAAGTTCAGCGGTAGACCCCGATACGACGAGTTTTTTCCAGTCAGCCATTCTATACTATATTCTAATATAAATATAAATATAACTCTATTCAGTATGTATAGTATACTATTTATTATATCCAAAAACATCAAAATACCATTGATGTGTTTGATATATCCAATCACAAGTTTGTTCTCCTAAGACATCAAAAAAGTCATCAGGTTTTCTATCAAGAGTATTTCTAATAATATGGTCACCATATATTCCATGTACAGAGTCATCTTCCCATGTTATTTGTGGAATATGACCGAAGTTGTGTTGGAAAAAAGGTATTTCTAAATAGTTGTAAATACTTTCCATCATATTGTGTGGATTATCACACAAATCTTCATACTTTATAAATAGAAAGTTTTGTGCGGTTTTATCAACAATAGATTGATAAAGTTTAGTGACAGCGTATCCAATAGGGTGTGTTTGTGACCAAGTTTCTACTCGTTGTTGAGTAGT